CCTCCTATTTGCATTTGAAGAAACTCTACTGAACCAAAAAATGATGCTAACTCAAAATTAAATGCCTCAACAAGTGTTGGAATATGAAGACCAACAACAAAATGATTATTGTCTACTGTAAATCCAGTTCCACTTAATTCTTGACCATCAAAATTATATGTAACATCATATCCATCTATATTGATTTCAAATCTTTTATTATTTACTGTATTAACAATATGGATAAGTGGTCGTGAATAATTTATTTCTTCTTCTACCTCAAAAATTGCATAAAATGCACTAAGTGGAGAGGAAAGAAAAGACATTGTAGGAAAAACAAGAGATGATTGCTCTGTCCAATTTGTTCCATCAACTGGTTCCCACGTTGATGACTCAATATTTGGTCTAAATGTAAAGAATAATGGATGATTTCCAGCAGGATATAAAAGATCGTTTAGTGCTTTATTGTCATCATACCATTCTGCAATATCTCTGCCACCAAGATTGATGTTTGGCAATGAGTAAGAGGGTACAGAAATGGAATTTGTGGTTGCAACAACATTATTGTAATATCCAGCATCCCATCTTTCTTTATCTGGATAAATAGAATTTACAGTATAATTTGCATTAGAAAATTGAATTACTGCTTCTTCTCCGTCAAAGGAGTTATTAATAAGTTCTATTGGGTCCGTTCCCTGACCCCAGACAAATCTTTTTCGTGCTACCTGCAAAGGAACGGCATATGGAAATATTGAAACACAATCTATTTCAAAAATATCAAAATCATCATAGGTATATACTGCCATCCATTCACTTTCAGATAGTGTCATTGTTGATCTATCAATTTCTAAAGATCCAACCTGTTCACCATTTATAAACATAATAATATTTGCATCCTTGATAACAAGGTGCAAAAGCATTGGCCTATACCATTCTGATACGTTGTGTGATACAAATTTTTTATTTATTACAAGTGTTATAAATCCTTCTTGAACATAAATACCGTCGTCAGTATCTAATGGACCAATTATTTTTTTTGATTCTTTTGTAATTGGCCTTAACTTAATCCATGCTTCTAGAGTGTAATCTTTATATCTTCCTTCTTCTGTAAACATTTTTTTATTAGGAAATATTAATGACGGGTTTGCTGAAGCAGAAGGATAAAGGCGAGTAACATTTTCTGATCCATAAATCATTGGTATGCCCTGGTTTTGTGCAAGAAGTTTATTTTCTTCGACCAAATAGTATGCATTATCGGAAAGCAGTCCATACTGATCTGCTGAGCAGGCGTCTATGGATATGCTTGCTGATACTGGAGCAGCAATTGTACTTGCTCCTAAACTATCTGATGTAAAATTTTCTGACCACTGTCCAACAGTTATTCCATTAACTATAAAGTCATAGTCTCCTGTTGTCCCGCCATCATTTACAATTGCTCTAAAAATAATATGGCAATAATCTGCATCAAATTCTTGAATCACAAAAGTATCTTGAAGATGTATCCATCCTGATCTATCTAATGCGTTAATAGTTGTTGTAACTTCAACCCATGAAAGTGTGTCATTATCATAATATTCATAACCAATTTCATATTCATCAACATAGTTAGATGGCTGATAAACATACATGCTTATACAAAATGTTTCTAATTCTTCATTACAAGAACTAAAAAGAAATAAATCGGGGCTGACGGCTTCTATTATGGTTCCAGCAGCACTAGCAGTTACTCCTGCTATACCCGCATAAATATCACTATTAAATGGAGATCTTTCATCAGGTAGGGGAAGATTGTCGTCTGCCGTTCCATTTGTTATAGTCCATCCCACATATGGGGATGCAGACTCAAAATTTCTTTGAATATCGGATATTAATGATATATAGGAAACATCATCATCAAGGGGCCAAATTGCAATCGGATGCTCTGAATAAAGTTTGGCGGCATAAAGATTTGAAACAACACTCATGAAGATCTCCTAATTAATTATAGCAAAGGAGGGTAGGCTCATACTCCTACCCTCCCTGCTGACCATTATGCACTAACAGGAGATGCAATATCTACAACTTCACAAGCACCAGCAACGCATGAAAGTTCCTGGCTTCCACTTGTATTGTCCTCAAGTTCGTATAGTGGCAAGGATGCCCAAGGAATATCTTTTGGCATTTTCTTTAGCCACTCTTCATATTCTTCTTTATTAATTTCTTGATATGGTGCCTGCTTATAAGTATGTTCTGCTGCGGGTAGAAATGAAATTCCACCAACATTATCAAAATTATCATAAACCCATGCTCCAACACGCAACCACTCATCTTCATGAATATTTACTGTTACAGAAGGATTGTGTTCTGTCCAATGCTCACGATATGTTTTCCAAATCTCAAGATGATCAATAGCGGTTAGATCTTTTGTAACTACCGCGTTTTTGGGAGCCTTAACTGGAAAATAAAATACAGTTGTATCATTTGGCTTCATTACATCTGGCTCATTTGGCACACCAAAATCTTTGAGAAAGATGGTTAGCGGATCTTTGTTGTCTCCACGAACTGAGCGTAGGTAGTATGGTGAGTACCATGGATGTATTCCACTTGATACGCCAGTCAGTTGAGAAACAGTTCCAGATGGCTTAACGCATGTAATTGACGCAGAGCGATTAATTCCTAGTTTATCTGCTTCATTTGCATTTGTCATAACCGATTCTTCTCGGAGGGCACTAAGAATACCTGCCAACTTTTCTCCATTAGTTGCAGTAATCTTATTACTAAAAATTCCTGTTAATGAAACTCCAAGCAGTCTTTCCTCTTCGCAATTATCTTTCCATGATTTACGAATATACTTAAAATTAGTCAAGGTCGATTGCCATGTGCCTAAAATAGTCGCAAGGCGTACCTTTTCTGATAAATCTTCTACTGTATCATCTGCATGAATAACAACTTCTGTCAGATTACAGAATTCATTTGGTCTAAGAAGAATTTCTCCGCATGGGTTAGTTCCCATTACTTTAGAAGAATCACGACGCCCGAAATTATCAATATGCTTGCGTACAGAATCCATATTATAAATTCCTCTTTCCCCTGATTTTGATTCATAGAGGTTTCTCCATTCTCTGAGGAATTGTGCGGTATTTGGTTTTGTATTATATACCGCAGAATTATTTGCTAATGCACGCTGACCCTCTGATTCCCACCAGTTTCCACTTTTAGCCTTTGCCATTTCAAAGTCATCAAGGTTGGATAGTGAAATAAGTGCTGATCTACGCACACCTCCAACAACAACTACTTCACCAATCTTGCACATAATATCATGTGCTTCAATTGGCTTTAGCCTTCTTCCTGCTGACTTTTTAAATACATCAACAGTGAAATGAAACAAAGCATTGAGTGGTTCTGGACCACTTGCACGACCACCAAAAATCTTTAATCGTGCTCCTGCTGGACGAACCTTGGACATATCCCAATTGGGGATCTGACCTTGATAGAGAAGAGCAATTAGTTCTTTATAGGCCTTTGCCCATCCAAGTTTTGAGTCCTCTACGACGATTGTAGTGGCAGTTGGGAAATGCTGCTCTGCGACGGTAGGCAATTGATCAATATACTTTCCTTCTACAGAAAATCCTACTCCTGTTCCATTCATAAGAATATACATGGCCTCATCAAATGCCCTAGGGGAATCAACAGCGATAAATGAGCAGTTATATGCTGCAATATGATCTCTATCTAGTGCTGGCCCTGCCGTCATGAGGGCACGCATTGATGGCATGATTTTGTGATGAAGAATGGCATCTCTAATCTGAGAAAACACAATGCTATCTTTTTGATAATTATAGTTTTCTACAAGATGATCTTTCATAAAGTTTATATAACGATCTACAGTTTCCACCCACGTTTCTCTGCGACCTTTGTCCTCTAGCCACCTGGCATATCTTGAAATATGAATAAAGTTTCTGTATGGATCTGAGATTGACCCATTATCGTCAATGAATGACATTTGATTACCGTCCTTTGAAATTATGATAAGTCTCTAGTATACCAGCGGCACAAAAATATGTCTATTCCTGACAGTAACAAGTATTATATTTAGAAACAAAATTTTGTAACAATTTTATTACATGCCACCAAACATAAACGCAAGTTCAAATCTTTGTGGAGTATTTTCTCCAGTCGGAATATCATAATATAAACTTCCATCATTAGTAAATTGCCAAGATTCTTCATTTTCATTCCACATAATAGCAACGTTTGGATCAGATCCTCTTTCTACTATAAAAGATATATCTTGTGTTGCAGAACCACTTGCTGAAGAATTCATAACTATTTGTGTTCCTTGGGAACTTACTGTTCCAGTAAATGTTGGAGAAGCAACTGATGCTCTGGTGGTGTCTGTTGGATGGACATGATCTTGTCTTGCGTATCTTAAAGAAGTTCCTACGGCAGCAGTTCCGTTAATTATCGGTGTTGCAGATGCTGCTTGACCAACAACAAACTCTGTTGTAGCAATTTGATTTGTATTAGTATCTGGTGCAGCAGAAGCAGATGTTGGAATTCCAGTAAGTGCTGGAGAATTTGCAAAAACCAATGATCCAGTTCCAGTTTCATCTGTTATTGCTGCTGCCAAATTTGCAGATGATGGAGTTCCAAGCCAAGTTGCTATGCCTGTTCCAAATGATGTTATTCCTGTACCGCCATTTGCTACATTAAGTATTCCATCAACATGTGTTGTAAGTCCAATTTTTCCCCATGAGGGGGCTGTCCCTATACCGCCAGAAATAAGAGCATTTCCTGTTGACACGCCAGCCAATCTTGCCAAAGTTGTTGAAGCAGATGCATAAACAATGTCCCCAATTGTATAAGAAGTTAGCCCAGTTCCACCCTTATCTACAGAAATTGTATTTGCGTTCCACGTTCCTACAGTTACTGTCCCGAGAGATGTAAGAGAGGATGAAACAACCCCAGACCCCAAGGCGCTTGCACTAAGAACTGTTACATCATTAATTTCATATACCTTTGTATCAGCAATATTAAAATTGCCACGAATATTTACCTGACCAGCAGATGCTCCAACATTTATGGTTGTAGCGGCTCCACCTATATTTAAAGTTGTTGCCAACGTATTAAAAACTGCTGCTGTAGCAGAAGATGTAATTATTGATCCATCATCAACTACAATATTGTTAATAAATACAGGGTTAGTTAAAAACGAATCAAGATCTTCTGCTAGTTCTTGAATATCTGCCGCCACATTTACTGGATCAGTAGATATTGGGTATGACAATGAATAGTTAGGGGTTAATCCAGTAGCCATATTTAAATTATATCATTATGTCTGAATTTAAAATAACTGGAAAATCTTCATAGTTTCTAATAAAAGTGGTTAAAATATAACGATTTCCCATTTTTATTGGTAAAACCTCATGATAAATATCAGACTTATGCATTAACAAGGAGTATTTTTGAGGTTTATAAAAAATATTTAATGAGGGGTAAAAAACTTCTCCTCCAGAAAAATTATCATTTAGGTATATAACAATTCCATATTTAATGCTTTTGTCAGTTCCGTTATCAACATGTGGCTTATGCCTATCGTTTTTTTCATACTGATAAACACCTAAAAATTTTTGAACTAGGCATTCTCCCAAAAAAAGATTTTTTATTTTTTCTTCAACACCTTTAAACAAAGGGTAATCTTTTTTTTGTATTTGCAGTATATTTTTTTCAGTTACTCTTTCCCAAGACTTTTGATTTGAACTTAATATAAAATTATTAATTTTTGATAAGTCTTCTTCAGAAATAAAATTTTTAATTTCACAAACTCCATCATGGATTTTGTTTATTTCCATCTTTATCCCATTGCTCATACATTTCTTTTTGTTGTTCTCGTACCCTGGCTATTTCTTCTTCCCACTCCTTCATTCTTTCTTGAGAATATTCTGCATCTTCATTGTCCCAAAATGCTCCAAGGGTGTATCTTGTTCCACTTTTTACCTTTTTTACTTCATGAATATTTTTAAATCCTCCTGGAAAAGTTACAAGTAACCCTTCTGGTGGAGCAATAGTAATTGGATAATCTCTAAAATTTAACTCACCGCCCTGATAGTCATCATTTAGATAAAGCAAGCAAACATATTTACTTTTTTCCCAAGCACTTGCATTTCCTTCCATATCGGTATTATCAGAATGAAAGTTAGCAAATGCACCCTTTTCCCATTTTTGTGCATGGGTAGAAACCTTTTTTACCTTTTTATCTAAACCATCTTCAACAGCCATTTTCATTTTTTCTGCAAGTTTTGCTAAATAATCGCGTGGCAATCCAAAATTTTCTAATTGTTGATCATCTTCAATCATATTCATGCCATATGATTCGTAAAACGCAACCCTTGTCCACTCAGTTTTTTGTTTGTAGTATTCTACAAGTTTTTTACAATCTTCTGATGCAATAAAATTTTCATAACAACAAATATCTTCTTTTAAATACTTCTTTTCTGGCAACATTTTATTCTACACTTTCTTTTGTGCATTCAGCATTATTAAAAAATCTATTTTCATCAAATCTAGGATTATCTTTAGAAAATATTCTAGCAATGTTAATAACAAGTTTTTCATACTCTTCTTTATCTGTTTTATCTTTAAGTTGTTTAATAATTTCTGAAACTTGAATATATTCTTTTCTCATAAATCTTGGATCAATTCCTGGAGGTCTTTTTAAAATCTTTTCATTAATTTTTCCATTTGGTTCATATAACCTAACGGTGAGATAATGTTTTGCAAATCCCCAATCTTGATATGACTCATAAACATTTACTGCTTCAATTGCACTGTCATAAAATATGACAGATCTTTCTGGAGATTCCCCATCTCTTGTTATGGTAATCATATATGTTCTACATTGATTATCACGAATACTTTCTAGATATCCCTGAACAATTTCAGCATTTTTTAGATTTAATTGGCCCCATTCATCTCTATCTCTAATTAATTTATTATCTTTCATATTGAGCCCCTGCATTATATTTTCTTCTATGCTCTTCATTTGTTGCATCATATCCTTCAACAAAAATATGACTTTGACAAATATATTTGCTTTTACCAGGCTTCATTAAGTGTACTTGATGCATGTATGGAAAATCTGATGGAAACACTAATGCAGAACCAGCCTCTGGCTTTAATGCAAAATCTATAACATTGTTTTCTAGAACTTTATCAAAATCGGGGTCGGGTCGATATTTGCTATTTTTCCTATCTGTAAAATCAATATCTTTAATGATAAAAGATATTTCTCCTCCATTGTAGTCATCATTTAGGTATATAACGATTGTCCACCACAAGGTTCTATCTCCAGATAACCTATCATAATGAACCCCAAGCATACATCCTGGGTTCCACTTTGAGACTCCTATAAATGGAGACATATTAGGATCAATATTTAAACCTCTATCCTTAACAAATGAATTTGCTATATTGCCTATGGCATTCTTTAGAGTATTTATTAGATATTCTGCATTATCTCTATCTGTACCTTGCAACATGTCTAATGCTGGTGGAATAAAATCTTTCTTATTGCCAAAAATAATATCATTGTCATCTGAGGCATTCCATTTACTCCATTTAGGAATTACTGAATGCATTGATTCTTGATCATCACACTTTTCTAAAATATCAATGAAATTTTTATGATCAGATATTACTTCTTTATAATAAAATACATTCTCATTTAATTTTTCAGCAAGATACATTTTTTTCCTCCACATGTTTTATTATAGTCCAGAAAAACGGGCATGTATATCTTATTCCATTTTTAATTTCAGTAACTCCGTGAATATAGTTCATATCTCCAGGGAAAAAATATGCAGCGCCCTTTTTTGGTTTAAACTGAATTCCTTGTTTTGGAAAATATAACTCTCCGCCTTCATAGTCATCGTTCAAATAAAATAGGCTGGCAAGATCATAGTGCGGAAAATCATTGGGTTTACCAGCATCTACCCCCTCATGTAATTCTTTATCTGCATGTGGGTTTTGAAATTGCCCTGGAAGCCACCTTACAATTGTAGTTCCTGTTGGAACTATTTTAACCCTAAAATGATTTTCAACAATTGGTTGTAATCTTTTCATCATGTTTCTTATTATTTGTGCCATTTCTGGATTAACTTTATTTAGGGTTACTTCTGATGCTACGCGATCTTTCCAATATTCAGATTCATATATCACTGTTCCATTCTCATTATAATGAGTCTCTGTTTTGTCCCAGGTATTTAGGGTTTTTGCAAAATCTGATAAAGTTGATAACTCAAAATCTGTCATAAAATTTTCCAACTCTATGATATTCTCAGAAGAATTGCCAAAAAATCCTGAAGGAGTTATTGATAATGGTCTAAGTTTTTCTAGCCTATTTGTAATCATGGGAATATTATATCCTAACTATTTGTACAATCTTTTTTGCCAAATTTTATTTTTATAGACACCGCCATT